GGGTACTCATGGCACGGGTGCTTCCAGCCATAGCCATGCCGGGCATGGATTTTCTCATAGTAGAAAACAATCCCGCAGCCCCAATCAAACTTATACCGGAGGCGAGTTGTTTTTCCCTTTTCCCAAACACGCTCAATCTCTTCCCGCCAGCCGGGCTGTAAAACTTCATCAATGTCGAGACTGATACAGACATCCATATCCCGTGGCACTAAGGCCAAGGCTGCGTCACGGGCTTTGTCAAACCGCCATGGCGTAATGCAGATGTGATGGACTTCCGCGCCAAGTGAACGGGCCACTTCTGGCAACCCATCGCTCGACCCTGTGTCAGCGATTAATACCAAATCAGAGTCTTTTGCCCCTTCCATGAAACGAGGCACAAAATGCGCCTCGTTTTTAGATATTGCGTAAACGCATATTTTTAATTTTTCGCTCATGATTGTCCCCCTTCATTGCGTATTTTACGCCAAACTAAATTTGAGTTGGCGGTCCTTGAACGGTTCCTGTTGGCCCAGTTGGGCCAGTCGGACCAGTCGGGGCAGGCGGCACTGGGTGCTTGTGGTTGTAGTCTTCCACTTCCCACGCCTCGTAATATGGGTAAAACCCGCCAAGGTCTGTGATTGGCTCATTGGGCGGCTTAGGGTTGCCGGTAAACTCAATCTCACCTTCTCCACCAATGCCCGTTGTCGGCCCTGTCCATTGCAGAGCCCAAAAATTGTCAGGAAGCTCTGAACAGTCAATGGTGTAAAACACACCATCTACGCCCACTGAATTATCAATCTTTATGATAGTGAAGTGCATTGTTGACTACCTTCTGTTCTGGCTCTTGAGCCGTGTGGGCGAGCTGGATCATTGTATGAAGCTGGGCTTCATTTGCCTTGACCATTTCATTACGAAAGCTCTCTACAGCCGCGCCCGTTTGCCTAGACTGTTGCGAGTTTTCAATGAGCAGCACTGGCAGGAATTCTATTGTGCAGCCCCAATGATCTATCTCTTTACCATCATTTGGGTTTGCGCCACGGATGTATGTATAAAACGCGCACTTATGGCATACATCTTCCTGCTTTTCTTTAAACAGGGGGCACAGATAAGTGCTTTCAGACTGTGGTTTGCGGGCCATTGTACATCACCTTCAATATGTTAATTAGCCGTGAGTTTGGCTCTAAAGCCTTAAACCCATGATAGTTGCCGGGCTCCCAATCCATGACAGCCCCAGTGCCTGCTTCTTGTTCCCAGCCGTTCCCAAAAATAAGAAACTTGCCACGTCCGACAATGCTAATATGAACGTCTAAATCAGCATGCGTGTGCAAAGGCAGTTCATCACCAACTTCTTCAAAGTCGTAGATTGCGCCTCTCAGCCCCCCCATAATTAAGTCTTTTGACTTAAGCATCGCCCCCTCCTGATACTTATATCAATTTTTTGTCGCTATGATTGCATCTACATATTGAACGGCTAGGTTGATAGCTGTGCCGCTAAACGAGTGGTTATGCGACCCGCCGCCGCCTTGAGCGCCAGTTGTGGCTCCTGTTGTTGATGGATAGTTTCCGCACCCAAAGCCGCCGCCCCCAAGTATAGACGGAGCCGTATAAGAATGAGCATGGCTTGGGATTTGGCTGGTTGCCAGTGTTGTGCTTCCAACTGAACCGCTTACTGCCTGCGATGCAAAAGCAGTTGTAAATGCAACAGAACCGCCAGAGCTAGCAGCACCAGACACAATTCTGAGCGCCTTGTTGTCATGCGTAACAGATTTAGTCCAGCCTGTTGGAGCCGCCGTCTGCACGAACAGCATTGCCGTGCCAGCCGGGAAAGCAGAGGCGCTAGCCCAAGATAGTGTGCCGCTTCCATTCGTCGAAAGCACCTGCCCAGATGATCCATCTGCGCTTGGCATGGTGTATGTGGTGCTGCCAGCCGCTGCTGCTGGTGCAATTCCTACATAGCCAGAAGACGAGCCAGAAAGGCGTATCGTGCCCTTAACATCCAGAGTCGAACCCGGCGTAGCAGTGTTGATGCCCACATTCGCAGAGCTATCCAGCGTCATGTTGACCGATAACGCTGTTGGATGCTGAATGTTAATTGCTTTTACGGTGGACATTTACAACACCTTTTATACTACCATCTCTACACTGCTGGCGGAGGCGGAATTGGCTTATCCTTTGCTGGAACAACCCACCCCATGTCAAAAGCTAAGTTCACCATAGCTTCTTTTGAACCGGGAATCTGCGTTCCAGTTTCAAGACATTTTTCAATGCAGATTTGACAGATTTGGTCGATAGCTACGCGGCATCTCTCATGAACCGCATTATCAATCCACTCTTGTTGAGAATAGGCAACAAACGATAGTGCTTTATCCTCTTCGTTTGTCAGCGTGATCGTATATTGAACCATTTGCCTCTCCTATTACCCAATGAGGATACCAGTCAAACTGCATCGTCCCAAATCAAGTGTTTGGGATACGTTATTGTTATTAATAACGCGAAATGTTACAGCATCATTTGCGGCTAATTGCAAAAACTGCTGCCCGGTTGAAGACAAATAAGCAACGCTATAGGAAATCATCATTTCCGTTCCGGTCGCTACACCATTTACAAATAAATAGCCTTGCGGACCTGTTACTGCTCCTGTCTGAGTAATTTTTGCAATAAACAGATAAGTGCCAGCTACCGGTGCCGTAAATGTATATGTACTTGTATTCCATCCTGACGGATGATTGCTAAATGTGATTGAAGTATTAAACGCAAGCGTTTGATATGCAGCAGCACCTGACCAACTTTGTGTTGTGGTGCCATATACATGGAAAAGAGGTTGATAGGGGAATGTGGAGCGGCCAGAAGAATCAACTTTGACCCTTTCTATACCGTTTGTTGCAACAGCTACCGTGTCCGCAGCAGGGAAATAAATGCCGTTATTTGTATCACCTGTTGTTGTGATTGACGGCGCAGCCGCAGTACCGGCGGCAAACTCCACAGTTTGCCCAGCCGCCGTTGTGACCATCGTCCCTGTCGATGCCGGGATAGTCACTGTATAAGTAGATGCGGTGTTTGGCACATCTAATGTGACAGAGCCGCCGCCAGTCGAGTTAAGCTTAAGAGGCATCACACACTTCCCATAGTCGGAGGCGGTGGCGGTATAGGCCGGTCTTTAGCAGCCACAACCCAACCCATCTGAAATGCTAAATTTACCATTGCATCTTTTGACCCCGGAATTTGCGTTCCGGTTTCAAGGCACTTTTCTACGCAGATTTGACAAATTTCATCAATCGCAACACGGCAGCGTTCATGGACTGCATTATCAATCCATTCTTGCTGCGAATATGCAACAAATGAAAGAGCTTTATTTTCTTCATCTGTCAGCGTGACGATGTATTCTACCATTTTGCTCTCCTTACCCGACAAGCTCTATAACCAAATAATTGTATTGAGAATTATATAAATATCCCCCACCGCCATTTGTATTAAAAGCGGCGGCTAATGTATCATTAGCAGCGCATGATACTATTACCTCATACCCAACTGTAAACCATAAGGCATACCCGTTTGCATTACCATGCGCTAATGATGCGCTAACTACCCCATTCTTAAAATAATACAACATTGCCCAGCCAACATTGCCCATTAGTGCGCCAAAAGATATTCTGTAATTTCCTGCTACTGGGCAAGTGAAAACACCTGTTGATGTATTATAGCAATTACCTACATTAATATATGCATTATTGGCGGCAAATGTAGTTGCAGCAGAAGAGCCAGCCCAATTTGGCGCTGCGTCTGTTCTGTAGCCAGAAAATCTAGGTTGGAAAGGTGTTGTGAACCGGCCAGATGAATCTATCCGAGCGCGTTCTGTTGAGTTTGTATAAATAAGCTGACTATGATTTGAAAATGTCCCAATAATTCCTGCGCCAAGCGTTGCGCTTTCACAAATAAATCGCGCGTCTGCTGTGTCGCCAACAAGACGTATTCCTTGGCTCGTTGTTACTGATGATCCAGAAATAACAAGTTTGCCACTTGTTGGATTAGTGGTCCCAATCCCTACGTTGCCTGAACTATCAACACGCATCCGTTCAGAGCCGCCGGTCGAAATGGATACCGTGTCAGCAGCGGGAAATACCACACCAGTATTTGCGTCTGTCCCTTGAACAGCCGGTGTTGCGGCTGATCCATCAACACCAGCGATACCTGTTGAGCCGCTAATCGTAATTGGCATCTTACACCACCGTCCACACAGAGCCTGATGGAACAGTCACTGTGACCCCGCTGTTAATGGATACCGGGCCAAATGTACCGGCATTCGACCCCGTTGGGATTGTATAATTCACTGTCACAGTCTGATCGTTCAAGAAGAAAATCTTGTCCGGGTTCCCACCTGTCGCGCCAGTATTAGGGCCGGTCGGACCAGTTACGCCTGTCGGCCCGGTAGGGCCGGTGGGACCAGCAGCACCTGCGGAACCAGCAGTCCCTGTAGGACCGGTAGGGCCGGTCGGGCCATTTACACCAGATGTTCCTGCGGCTCCTGTCGGGCCTGTCGGGCCTGTCGGGCCGTTCGTACCGGCGGTTCCTGTTGGACCGGTTGGCCCGGTAGGCCCAATATTACCAGCGACAGAAATGCTCCATGCGGAGTAAGTTCCAGTGCCGTTAGAGAAGTCCACGTTCACAATCAGCGTTGTGCCGCTGAATGATGTGATCGCGCCTTCCATGTAATTTGTCGGCGTAACCGTATATGCAACACGGACGCGCTCGCCTGCCACGAAAGCGGATTCTGAGCTTGTCAGATTTGTCGTGAATGTCTGCGAACCAGTGCCAATAGCAACCGATGTGCTGCTTGTCAGACCCGCATAGCCAATGCCTGTTGGCCCAGTTGGCCCGGTAGGCCCCGTGGGTCCAGTCGGCCCGGTAGGGCCATCCATACCAATATAGCCCGGCGCACCAGTTGGACCGGTCGGCCCCGTTGGGCCTGCTACCGTTGATGCCGCGCCAGTCGGGCCAGTTGGCCCGGTAGGCCCAGTCGGACCAATATCGCCTGTGGGACCCGTTGGCCCAGTGGGGCCTTGCGCGCCGGTCGGCCCACTAACACCATTTACCAACGCCAAAAACAGCGGAGCAGTGTTAGCAAACCCAGTTGACCCCACGCCCGCTGATGAGACTAACGTGACAGGGTAAGACCAGTAGGCTGTTGCAGTACCCGGATTAACAGCAGTTGGAGTGCCGTTAATCTGCCAAACTTGGTTGTCGCCGCTGATTGTCTGGCTTTGAATAACGAACTGCTCTGTGTTCGTCAGCAATGCCAAGAAAATATCAACGTCGATATTATTGTCAGTCAAATGGCTGACATTGATCGACGTTGCGCTTGTTTGCGTGGCATTATTCCAAATTATGTCGCCATCGCCGGGGTAGCCACTCGTGGCTGCCGTATTAGCGCGATACAGGAACAAATTGGAAGATGTGCCCTGCGGCCCAGTCGGGCCAGTCGGGCCGATGTCACCAGTCGGGCCTGTCGGCCCAGTTGGGCCAATGTCGCCGGTCGGGCCAGTAGGACCCGTGGGACCCGTGGGGCCGGTGGGGCCAATAGGACCAATGTCACCTGTCGGCCCGGTGGGACCAGTGGGACCTGTCGGACCAGTAAGGCCAATATCTCCCGTTGGCCCAGTTGGGCCTGTAGGCCCAGTAGGACCGGTGGGGCCAATATCACCCTGCGGCCCGGTAGGACCGGTGGGACCAGTGGGGCCTGTTGGACCCGTGGGACCCGTTGGGCCAGTAGGACCGGTAGGGCCAATGTCACCTGTCGGGCCTGTAGGACCGGTAGGTCCTGTCGGTCCGGTTGGGCCAGTGGGTCCAGTAGGGCCTGTAGGACCTGTCGGACCGGTAGGCCCAGTGGGGCCTGTCGGCCCAGTCGGGCCGGTCGGCCCCTGTGTCCCAGCAGAAGAAATAGACCATGCTGAATAGATGCCAGAACCAATCGTATAATCCGTCACAACTGTCATAGCTGTGCCGGTAAACGCCGTAATGTCACCTTCCATAAAAGTATTCGCTGCCGCAGTAGCGCGGATGCGAACACGATTACCAACAGAATAAGCCGTTTCTTGCTCTGGTAGATTAACAGTAAAATTCTGAATGCCCGTGGCGATAGCCATGCTTGTCGCAGACGAGAGGGCAGAATATCCAACTCCCGTAGGGCCAGTTGGTCCGGTAGGCCCAGCAACACCAGTCGGACCAGTTGGCCCAGTCGGGCCTATCGACCCAGTTGGGCCAGTCGGACCCGGGTTTAACCCAGCAATTTGAGAGCTTGTGACACGAACAGA